CATTAGCTGGTTTAGGTGAAGCTTGGGTTATTAAAACTGGTACCTACACAGCATCAGACGGAGACAATCTTTTCGCTGATACCTCTGGCGGTGCATTTACAATTACTTTACCCGCTTCTCCTACAATTGGAAATCAAGTAAAAATTATTGACGCTGAAGGAACTTTTGGTACAAACAATTTGACAGTAGGTCGTAACTCGCAAAAGATACAAGGTTCTGCTGCGGATTTAACAATAAGCACTAACAGTGCGGGCATTGCTCTGGTATATGTAAACAGTGACAATGGGTGGAGGTTGAAATATAACGACTAATGGCTAACTTACAAGATATAGTAAACAGAAGTGAAGTAGGCGCAATTAAGCCTTGGAGTAAAGCAACGGCACCTGCGGGATATTTATTGTGTAATGGTGCTGCAGTATCAAGATCAACATATGCAGAATTATTTGCAATAACAAGTACAACTTACGGAGCGGGTGATGGCTCAACAACTTTTAACGTTCCTCAATTACAAGGTAAAATGCCACAAGGTTTTGATGGTAATACCTATAACTTAGCAGGCACTGGTGGAGCAAATACAGTTACAGTTGCTGTAACTAACAACCAAGGGGCTACAAATGCTTCAAACCAGGCCGTTACTGTGACAGGAGCTATTGCAAATACATCTTTGACAACTGCTCAATTAGCAACACATTGTCATTGTACAGCTGCGGATTTAAACGTAAACCATCCACCTGGAGTTTCTATTACATGGGTAAACTTTACATGTAAGTCTCAAACTACAAGTGATAAGGTTCAAGGATATAACTATATAACTTGTCCACCAAACGTAGCAAAAACAGGATCAGGTACTGGCCATAATCATAGCCATACTTTATCAGGGACACTTACAGGTAATATTACAACGTCTTTAACAGGATCTGTTGCAGCAGCAGGTACTAATTCATTTTCACCATTCGTGGTAGTTA